TTCTGAGATCCATTCTGCTACTGCGTAGTTAATATAATTATCTACGTTTTCTAACATTTCACTTTGAATCTTTTCTACGGATTCTTCTAGATCTGTTTCGAATTGGGTCTGAAGCTCTGAAGCGGCTTCTTCAAAAGATTCTTCTAACTTTGTTGTTTCGATAGAAACTCTTGTTGAAACTGCTGCTTCAAAGAGCGTATTAATCTTGAGCTTAAAATCTTCTGAAAGATCAGTTGAATCTCCAAAAATCAATGCAAGGTCTTCTTTTACTGAAGTCATTGGCATAGCCGCCGCAGCATTAGAAGAATTGATAGAAGATTTATTCTTTGCAGAATTATCGCCAGTTGATGTAGCCGCTTTATTGCTGTTGTAAATGTCATCTGGTGACATTCCGATTGTTTCAGCTGCTTGTGCTAGTGTTTCCTTGTCTAAAGATGATGCATAAGCGACCATCTTTGCGATCAAGTCGGAACGTGAGATTCCGGTTGGTTTTGAAGCGATGGTAGCCATATTTGATGCTGCATCAGCTTCTTCGTTTTGGTTGATATCGTGTTCAGACATTATGATACTCCTTGATTTATTTTAAATATTTATAAAATTATATATTTGAAAGAAAATGGTTGAATACTCTAATCTTTGCTTCTTCGAGTTCTTTCTTAGAAACTTTACGAGCAGCCTCATCGATATGTTTCTTAGCGCTCTCTAATTCTTTCGCTTTGAGAACGCCGTTATTCCATACCCATTCCACACCTTCCATCACACCGTTGACGAATGCGTCCGGCGCTGATGGATCTGCTACGACATCTGCTGCTGTAGCGAGATAAAAATCATCCTGTACATGATTGACACCACTTTTTTCTACTAATGAACCCATACCTCTAGAAGATACACCTAACACGGCACCTTCAGCGATCAAGCTCCGAACGATATTTCCGTATGGAGTATCAGTGATCTTCGCTTTTCCGATAAAACTATCGCCTTCTCTATGGAGAGATTTGATCATCATGCAGACTCTTTCTAGATTTATAGAAGGACCTGATGGATGACCCAATTCACCGTATGCTCTGCCTTTGTCAACATTTTCTTTGACGTATCTGTTGACTTCTTTTTCTAATATGCTCGTGTCGTAATATCTTTTATTACGATTAGTCACATTACCCTGAAGGAAAGGACCCACGATATAGAGGCTCTTGCCGCCTTCGGAACCTTCTTCTGTGATGTACTTGACTTGTTCTGTTACTTCTGTGATGAGTTTCATTTGATTAGTCCCTATAAGCTATTGCTGCAGCTCTTACTGTAGAAACTGCGCCGTTTGCAGTATCAGTAGGATCTTTAGTGATGAATGTAACAGAGTTTGCAAGTAGCGTTATGTTTGCATATACAGCAGTTGTGTTTGCAAGATTAAGAAAAGCTGTTCCAGATCCTGTATTAATGACCCTGATTAAAGTTGCATTGCTAACAGTGTTGGCATTCGTTAAAGCCACTTCTCCTGCTGTACCTCTTATTGGTTTAATGATACTTACCATCTCATAGCCCCTGTTCTTGTGCAAACTGAAGAAGCTCTGTCAAACCATCTTCTGTTCTTAGCTTTTCCATGAATGTTGATTTGTTATCTTGTGATAGGGTATGATATAGATTATTTAACATAGTTTCTTCTGTGGCTATGTTAGGATATACTTCTTCTTCTCCACCGATAGTCTCATTACCTTGTGTAGGAGGAAGTTTAATCTTCATCTTTGATGCCTGAGGAGACATAGCATTTAGTCTATCTAAGCTATCTTGTTGCATGTTAGCCTTAGATAGTATAGGTTCTTTACCTTCAGACACAGATGTATCTTTGATTGCTGCTGTTTTTTTACCTATACCAATTTCACCAGTAGGAGCCTTTCTAAAGAATGGCTTTCCGTCTGGACCTCTAGTCAATATCAGCTGGAAATCACCTCTGCCTGTGAAAGGATCCATTCTACCTGTCACAGGATCCGCATATTCTTTGATGGGCTTAATGCCGCCAACTCGTATAGTTCCACCAAGTGATATAGGCTTTTTTTCTGCAGCAAATTCACCCTCAAGGGCCTTCAGAAGGCCTGCGTGTGTCTTGAAAGCATTCTGGATCTTTTCTTTTTCAGCAGCAGTCTTTGCATTGCCATGGAGATCTAATGCTTTTCTAACAGTATTGATGTCTAATTCATGTTTGCCATCATCAAATTTGATAGGATGCTTGATGCCGATCTTGCCTCTTAGAAGCTGATGTGCTGCATTTAATCTAGTGATAGGATTTAAGCTAGCACCGCTCTGCTTGTCTTCTTTTTCTTCGTCATCTACTGCTTCTTCTACAGTCTTAGAGATGATCTTTTTACGATGTGCAGTCGTCTCTTCTGTATCAGATCTTTTTTTGCTCGAACGTAATTTTTTAAGCTGCAATCACTTTTTGCTTCGCAGAAAGGATCTTTTCTTCAGCCATCTTGTTGAGGAATGATGAATAATTAGCAGCCATCGCAGGTGTCTGTGCATACGAAGATACATCTGCAGAAGGCATAGGTGGTTGCTTATCTGAATACATCAAGTAATCATATACAGAATCGATCATATACTTTGCTTTTGTGATCTTTGACTGCAACCATGCTTCTAGCTGCATATCATCAGCCATCATATCTGCTAACTTGCGTGACTTGTCACAGATAGCATTGAGTTCTGATCTTGCCATCTCGCCTTCGTAATCCATCTCTGCTTCTTCTTGCATGGTTTTACGAGGAGCATGTCCATGAGTTTCAGACATGATGACTTTGATATCTTCGACGGGGACATCATACTCAATGCCATGTTCGAACATGATATCATAATGAGTCACATACCCTTCGCCTTGTGATGTTTCAACGATAGTATGTTCGCCGGGAATACAAGTTCCAAAACCCCATTCTTCATGAGCAATATGCTTGGCGCAGTCATGAGTTACCATCGTCTTTACTTCTGCAGTACGCATATTTGCAGTTTTTGCATTCTTATCAGTATAGTCTTTATGCTGTGTTGTTTTATTATCTTTTGCAAAAGTATCT